GTAGTGGCAAAAGTAGTGGCAAACCAGAGGTAGATGGTAGTGGCAAAAGTAGTGGCAAACCAGAGGTAGATGGTAGTGGCAGTGACGATGTGCAGCTTGAAGATGAGCACGATGTTGATGGCACCGCTACGGGCTGGCGGCTTGAGAAAAATACTAACGGCTATTACCGTTGGCGATGGCAATTGAAAAATGATGACGGCACACCTGTGACATATGTCACAAAGTCTGGCCGCAGGGGATATAAGCGAGGTTCAAAGTATGTCGGCAAAAGACAAACAACAAAATGATTTTAGTGATTTGTCGCATGTAGATGCTGTGGCGTTAGTGGCAAATACAGCGATTGTGGCCAGAGATAGCGGCCATAATGTTCAGGTGAAGGTTGCCAGCATTAAGGGCGAGCGAGGCATTGTCATATTTATGCCTGGATACCACATGGTTGATGGCCGGGTGTTGCCATTAGTGGCAAACCCATTAGTGGCAAACGAGGAAGATGAAAATGACGTTTCTGGTACTAGTGGCAATTAGCACATTACTTGTTGTAGCTGCATGTATGATGAGCAGCAGGATTAGCAAACGTATGGAGAATGAATGATGAGCAGAACAAAAGGTAAACGGGTTGTTGTTGTAGCAGGTGAGCACGCTGGCCGACAGGGGGAAGTTATTACATATCCATTGGGCCGTGACAGACTGGTTACGGTGCTGGATGACAACAACAGGGCATTTGTGTGTGCTGAGGAGAATTTGAAGGTACTGGAAGAACAAGAACCGGTGATGTAGTGGCAAATGTTGAGAAACGGCCGTTTCCAGTTAGTGGCAAAAACATGGGCAACAAGAACAAAGCAACCACAATCAAACTCGCCAAACGTATTGCGCCATCAGACCCGTTCTTTTTGCTGTGTCTGATGATTATTCGCCAGGCACACGCAGATGGCCTGCACGAGTGGCAGTACAGTGAAGATGCAGAAATATACATGGAATATATTAGACTGGTCAGCAATGAACATGAAATTTGTCAGATGGTTGGATGATGCCATAGGTTCACATCAGCGTGGTTGCATTGTTTGTGACACGGGCATCATACTAATAACAACAGATTGGTCTGAGAAATACAGCATTACCGAATGGGTTGATGATGATGGCGAGCTGCGCGTGGCGTACCAGGAGCGTGCCATGCAATACAGTGAATTGGTGCGCTGGGCGTTGAACATCGTTGGTGAAAAAAAAAAAAAATTAAGTAGAATTGACGAACTCTCTTGCAGTTGGTGATGGGGATGTGATGGCGACCATTGAACCGGAAATGGAGAAGAAATGATAACACCGATATTAGAGACACTAAAATTAGCCAAATCAGATATTGCCCATGATGCGCTAAACAGGCTGACAGACGCTGTTGAATGCGTATTGATGGCTGGTGAATCTTCCACCAATATGACTACAGCAGAATCAGAATTCAAAAAAGCTGTGGGAGATACCATTTTTCATAGGTATCAAATCTATGTTGATGCGTTCTTTGGACTCTGGCATCATCAAAACCTTTCCAATTGTTTCTGGCGGGGGATTTTGTCTGGTCTGATAAAAGAACCCTTTAAGGATGAGCAAGTTGTGCTGTCCTGGATGGAAACAGAACAATTGTGGGAAACGGCCGTTTATCATGCCAATCAATTTGAAGACCAGCACCATGATTACAAACACGTAATAAGTGCGTACACCAAGACCTTGCAGGCATATTATGAAGAAATGCATCGTGCAGCATTTCGCATGGGCACCGAGGCCGGCCGTGCATTGATGGAACGCGCAACGATGGAAATAGTAGGCCAGATTATTCCAAATCATTGACTATTACGTACACCACGATGTACACTTAAAAGTATCCAAGCATCACACCTTTCCTCCATCACTTAACCTCCTTTTTGGAAAAAGCCCGGCAGCAGCCAACACCGGGCTTTTTTCTTTGATGCCCTGTATGTTGCATAAATACAACAAAAGTTGACTACAGTGTACATTACAATGTACACTATTAATTATGAGTCAAACATCATTATTTCCTGGGATGCCAGAACAAATACCAGTTGACCACCGGCACGCCGCAGAGCGAGCCGCGTTCGAGCAGGTATTGGGCAATCAACCATGGCGCAATGAATTCATGGCGCTGCTGGATGAGGGGTGGGGCTGGCGAGATGCCGCATTCATTGCATGGTACGCCACGCCCCGCAATGAGCGCCAGCCGGAAAACCAGGAAGAATTTTGCAATCTCATTGGCATTAGCACACGCGGCATGAGCGAGCGGCGTCGCCGCAATCCCGCCATCAATGTCAGAGCCGCGAAGCTGACTGCTCAGCGTGCACTGGAGCATATTGATGGTGTAATGAATGCGCTGGTTGAAAGTGCTCAGAATCCCAGTTATAAGCACCATCCAGACAGAAAATTATTCCTGGAGCTGGCAAATGTTTACACGCCACGACAAGAGCTAGATTTGGGGTTGCAAAAGCAATCTGACGATTTCAGCCATTTGGCGGATGATGAATTGCAGCGCATGGCGATGCTGGGGGAGAGTAGTGACACTGGTTAATCAGGCGCAGGCCGAATTAGCCCGGCGAGAATTGGCACGGCGCAGCGTAGCGCATTTTGCGGCTTACGTAGACCCTGACCAGGCAGATAATTACCGGGCAGCACATTTACAACTTCTAGCAAATTATCTAGACCGTGCAGAATCTGGAGAATTGTGGCGAGATGTGCCTGGTGACGGGGTAAAAATACTGGTGGTTACCATGCCACCACGCCACTGGAAAAGCAGCCTGGTCTCAAGGAAATATCCTGCCTGGTTCATTGGCAAGCGTCAGCGAATTGGTTCACCACATCAGGTCATACTAACCAGCTACGGTGCCAGCCTGGCGGAGTCGAACAACAGAGCTGTATTGGAACTGTGCCGGGATAATGCGCTGTACCGGAATGTGTTCCCCAATATCCGTATCAGCAAAAAAAGCCAGTCTGTCCAGGAATGGTGGCTAGAAGGTGAGCCAGTGCCAACGGCCGTTGCCGTTGGTGTTGGTGGTGGCCTGACCGGTCATGGAGCAGATTTATTAATCATCGACGACCCCATAAAAGACCGGGCTGAAGCGAACAGCCCGGCGCTGCGTGACAGGCTGTGGAATTGGTGGACGGATGTGGCGAGAACCCGCGTCAACCCTGACGGATTTGTGGTATTTGTGCTAACACGCTGGCATCCAGATGACCCGGTTGGTCGCCTTCTGCAAGACAGCGGTGACCGCGTTGTGCTGTTGCGGCTGCCAGCTCTGGCGGAAACAGACCAGCAGCGGCAAGAGGCAGCCAGTATGGGATTACCAGTTGATGACGCGGACCCGTTGGGGCGGCAGCCAGGCGAGCCACTGTGGCCTGAGCGATACGACGCACCGTACCTGGAAGTGATACGGGAGCAGACGCCGCAAACGTTTGCTGCACTATACCAGGGCAGACCTGCACCAGATGGTGGCTGGCTGGTTGGCCGCAATGTATTTAAGACGCTGCCCATGATGCCAAAAAACAACGTGCGCTGGGTATGGGCAACTGACTGGGCGATTACTGCGCAAGAAGCAGCGCCAAAACGCTCAGACCCGGACTATACGGCCGTTGGACTGATTGGCTGGTGGCAGCCTGGTGGACAGGATGATGGGCGACTGGTTATTGCATTCATGGGCAGAAAACAGGCAGATCTGCACGATGCACGCATATTTGTGCGTGACACCGTACTAACGCACCGGGCCATGATAGTGGCGAACAGCTACGGAAAACAGAGGCCGCATGATGCATTAGGACTAGACGCATTACGACGTGACGCCTCATTGCTGGGATACCGCTACCGCATTAAGGGGCTGGCGGTGAAGGGCGACAAAGTTACACTGGCCCAGCCTTGGCTGGAGAGAGCGCAAGCCGGGCAGGTGTATGTGGTTAATGGTGCGTGGAATGACGAATTCTTTCAGGAAGTGGAAGCATTCCCGCACGGCGCACATGATGACATGGTTGATGTTGTCAGTATTGGTGCGGCAGCGTTGGGTATAGGCGCGAAAGACAAAAAAGCCAAAGCGGCTAAAGTAAATTTCTATGGCTAGCATTTTCGACTTAGACGAATTCAAGGAACTGGAGCAGCCGTTCCGCGAACGGCAGCGCCGCTACCGCGAGAATTGGGACGCATACAAGGCGCGACGGCCGGGGCGCGGACTGCCCAAATTCAACACCCCAATGGGTGGCATGATTGGCGCGCGAATTGAAAACGCCATTCAGCCGCTGTTCACGCCGTTCGGGAGAGCTGTGCGAATTGATGTGGCATTAATACCAGGCGGATGGCGTCTAAAAAATCCAGAGCTGCATGATGCCCAAGCGGCGCTGTTTCAGGCATCGAAGTGGGCAACAGCGGGTGATTTATTTGTTAAATATGGCGTAGCGATGGGCGAGGCTGGCATCAGGATTGTAGATGACCGAGTCAAAAAAAACGTATATATGATGCCGGTGCGACCAGACACATACATTATCAAACGTGCCAGCATGTATGACACCACACCAGCTCTTGCACTGTTCGTATACAGCCTGGATAACGAAACAGAGCTGGCAGAGGTGCTAGAACCAACCCGCGTTCGCACATTCATCAATGGGCAGCTCACTGGCGTAGCCGGACGGCCGGCGCAATATCCAAACAAATTGGGATTTGTGCCAATGACTGTGGCAATGCATGACGACGGTGAAGGACGCGGAGAACCGACATTTGATGATGCAATGGCAGCATTGGCACAGGTAAACCAACAGGCGAGTTACATGGCTGGCATCATCAAGCGCCATGCAGAGCCGCAGTGGGCTGCATTTGGCGCAGAGCCAGGTGATTTGGAAAAAAGCGGCGATACCGTTTGGTTCTTCCCGGAAGGCAGCGACATCAAGGCCGTCTTGGCTGCGGTTGATTTCAATGGCCTGTTGGAATTTATTCGAGAAATCAAGGCAGATATGAAGGAAAGCCTGCCAGAGCTGGCATTTCACAAGCTGGTGGGCGTGGAGCGTGTTGCCGCCGCCACAATCGAACTCCAAATGGCCGAGCCGGTATTCAAAATCAGATTACTGCGAAAGGCGTATGATGAGGCACTAGCAGCAGCCATGAGAATGGCGGGGGTGGCAGCACGTGAAATGGGGCTGACAGATATTGCGGTATTAGCTGATGAGCCAGGCCCTGAATTAGACGCAGACAGACCGGTAATCACAATTGACGCGCTGACACGATTACAGATTGCCGCTGCTGAACAGAGCGTACAGATGAATCAGATTTCATTTCAACAGCAGCAGGCCATGATGAACATGGCTAGAGGTGAAGAAGGTGCCTGAACCGCGTGACACCGTGCTAAATATGCTGAATGCATCCGAACGGGCTGTATTGCGCAAAGAAAACAGCCTGGTCAAAGCCATTTATGAGGCATTTGACCGCGCACGTAAAGAAATACTGGCAGAGCTGGCAGATGCGTATGCCAAATTGGGGCCAAATCCCGATACAGCAACCATTCAGCGATTAGCCAACGACCTGGCACTGGCAAATACCATACGGCGCCGCATGACAATGCTGGAAGCAGAATTTTCAGAATTGATGCTAACAAATTTGCGCAGTGTGGTAGACGACACAACAAAAAATGTATTATCGGAAATCCGCGTACTGGCGGAAAACCTGGGGATTTCAGTATACGGCGGATGGGAACTTGACCCTGTTGTGCAAGTATCTGTTCAGGCAGTAGTGGAACAGGTACCGGCTGTGACAGCACCAATAGCAGCAAATTTATTGGCTGAAATGCGCACCAGTTTGGCTAGAGGTGACAGAATGGCCGATATTGCCAAACGCGCGCTGGCTAGGGATGGCAGCATATTTAGCAGAGGGTTAACCAGCGCCGAACTCTTTGCACGGCGTGCTGTCATCCAGGCAAATACAAATGCGAGATTGTATGGCATGCAGCAGGCAAAGCAGCAGGTACCCGAATTAAAAAAGCAGGCCGTTGCTGCCATTAGCAGTAAAACAACAAAATTGTGCCTGCGTGTTCATGGCCAGATTCAGGACATTGACAAACCATTTGAATTGGCGCGTGGCGAACCAGCGCCATTTCAGCGCAAAATGATGGGGCCGCCATTTCATTGGAATTGCAGGACGAGTGTGGTGCCGTACCATCCAAAATTCGAGTCTGGCAATATGAAAACATCAGACATGAAATCCGCGGCGGCAGCCGAATTAAAGAAGCGATAGAACGTGGCGTAGCACGTAAAACACGAAGAGGAAAATATGGCAGAAGAAGAAACAAAAACACCACAAGAGCAGCCCGCACCTGTGCCTTATGAGCGGTTTAAGGAAGTGCTGAACAAGGCACGGACGCTGGAGGAGCGAGAAGCGGCGCTCAAGGACGCATTGACGACCAAACAGCAGGAATACGAAGCCGCATTACAAACAAAAGAACAGGAATGGCAGAAAGCTCTGGAGGAGCGAGAAGCGGCGCTCAAGGACGCATTGACCAAACAGCAGGAAATGGAACTGCGGGCTGTGCGATATGAAATTGCCATGCAGACGGGATTGCCTGCCGCAATGGTTGACAGATTGCGCGGCACTACACCAGAGGAGATAGCTGCCGATGCCGAACAACTCAAGGGCATTATTGCCCCATTCACACCCGGAGCGCCGCCAGCACCCAGTGCGCATCCGGCGAACAGCATTACAGCAGAGAAAATGAGCGACCCGGAATGGGTGCGCAACAACATCAAGCAGGTATGGAAAGCCATACAGAATAATGAGCTTTAATTTAGGGCTTCTATCGTGGCGTAGCACGTAAAACACGAAAGGAGCAAGAGGCCGCAAATCGAAACGATAGGAGAACAAAATCATGGCAAATATTGGTACTGGGGAACTTAGCAATAGCCTGGCTACAGTCGTGGCAGCTCAGGCATTGGGCTATTTACGAGCAAATACAGTAATGGCGCAGTTGGTTGCGCGTGACTGGGACAATGAAGTAGCCACATTTGGGCAATCTGTAAAAATCCCGTTCACTGGCGCACTGACGGCGAATGACAAGGCGGCCGACACGGCCGTAACATTGCAAACGCCTTCTGACAGCGCTGTAACTGTTACGCTGAACAAGCACAAAGAAGTGAGCTTCTTGATTGAAGACATTGGTAAGGCATTGTCCCGGCCAGATTATCTGGAAGCGTATATGCGCGATGGTATGGCCGTACTGGCAGAACAAATTGACGCTGATTTGACTGCACTGTACAGCGGATTCTCTCAAACCATTGATGCATCACTGGGCTTGACTGAAGACCATTTCCGCCTGGCACGCCGCTACCTGAACAGCGCAAAGGCCCCTCTTGGCCAGCGATATGCCGTGTTGCATGAGGATGCCGAATACGAACTGCTTGGCATTGAAAAATTTGTCAATCAGGACTATCAGGGGCTGAATGTGAGCACCCCGGCAGGCTTGCTGAATGCATACACTGGCCGCTTTGTAGGTTTCCAGGTGTTCATGGACCAGAAGATTGCAACAGCCACAACGCACAAGAATATGTTCTTCCATAAGAACGCAATGGTGCTTGTGACACGGCCGTTGCCGCCTGCGCCAGAAAACACCGGCGTCATCCAGGCCACAATGGCGGAAGACGGTATTGGATTGCGCACGACAATCAGCTACAACCCTGACCATCTTGGTGTTCAGGTGACTATTGATTGCCTCTACGGTGTTGCTGAATTGCGTGACAATCATGGCGTTGTTGTCAGCACCGCAGACCTGTAATTAATTTATAGACCTGCCCGCCGTTGAAAGACGGCGGGCAGGACTGGAGCAGATAATGGCAGCAAAAACAACAGCGAAGAAAACCAGCAGCACAGGACGGTATTATGTAGTCAATCCGGCCGGAGCAATTCACGAGGTAACCCGTGAAATTGCGGCGCATCGGCTGCGCCAACCCGGATGGCGCAAGGCAACACCAGATGAATTAAAGGCCCTGGAAAATGCAGGCGGCAACCAGCGGTGGGACTCACCATTAACACAGCCGTGGAATCCTGAACCTGAAGCAATTGACGTGGAATTGTAGGAGAGAAATGCACCCAAATCACATTTACAACCCCGATTTTTCACGAGATTTGGACGGGTGGGCCGTAACAGGAACGGCCGTTCACGTGACAAATGAAGGGTACAACGAATTAGGGGCTGTATTACTAGCTGCGAGCGGCGATAGCATCAGCCGGGAATTCACCATCAACATGGGGCGGTCATATATGCTGGAAGTGGCAGTGAAGGGCACCGCCAGCGGCAGCATCGACATTGCTATTGCAAATGACAGCGGCAGCACACTCTATCAAACGTCACAGGCCGTTACCACTGCATGGACAGTTGTGCCTGGCACACGGATTGGCTTGCCCTGGGGTACGCACACCATCACTATTTCGTACAGCGATACGGCCGTATATGTAGATGACATCAGCGTTGCATATGTGCCCATTACGCGGGCTGAGATAGCCAGCCAGGTTGCAGAGCGGCTTGGCGTGTTAGCAACAAATGCCAGCATGAGCACCACGCCAAATGGAGCTGCAACCGAGGGCGATTATACGAGCGCCGTAGATGTTGGGCTGCGCAAGGTGGGGGCCATTGACCCCGCAGGGCGGCCAGACGTGCGATACATTGACCCGGACAGCATTGATGCCGTCTTGGGAGAAACTGAACTGGCGATGCTGCATAAACTACACCGTTACTGGTCCACGCAAACAGATTACAGCTTGGGGCCGCGAACGGAGCATATCAGCCAGGTTAACGCTGCCATCGAACGGCTGATTGGTATTGCCGTTGGTGGCAGGGATGCCAGCGCAGCCAGAGCCATCAAAACGCGAAAATTGATTCATAAGGGGTACCCGCAATGAGGGGTGCAGAATTGGCGGCAACAAAATTAGCATCCACCAAGCGCCAGCCACCGGCGTCGGGCGGGAAAGTCCCACCGCCCGCCACATATTTGACTGATGTGCCGGTTGTGCCGCCCCTGCCTGTAAATCCAGAAACCGTTGCCACATTGCAATTAAACAGCCCTAGAGAGGCGAAAGAGACATTTGTGATGCAGGGTGATCCATTACCTGACATCCAGGAAGGTGACAGCATCACCATTGACGGCGTGGAATACATAATCCGCAGCGTGGCAGAATGGCAGCGCCCAGTATATGGCTCTTTTCTGCATCTAATCATTGAGGAGCAGAAATGATATTGATTGGTGGTGGCTCCAGTCCGAACAGCGTGGCTAGTCAATTCCGGCAAGCTGCCGAATCCGTTAGCCCCAATGGGTTGGCTGAGATGTTTCAAATGGGCATCATGCAGCTTGACCGGTTTGCACAGGGCCACATTGAGGTGGACACGGGGCGAACCAAGAACAGTCTGTATACCCGCGTCAACAATGACAGCAATCGAATTACAGCCATGTTAGGCACAAATGTACGCTATTCGCCGTACGTCCGTGACGACGGTCATAAAAAACAATTCTTGGAAAACACACGAGACGCAGAAGGGCCACGTGTTTTGGAATGGCTTGGCGAGCAAGTTGTTCTGTCTATTGAAGGAGCGTTTGAATGATTACAGACCGTTCCAGCGTTCGGGCAGAAATTGCAGCATTATTTTCTGACATAACCGAACTGCAAGCTGTATATGCGTATCCGCCGCTTCAGCTATTGGGGCAATCGCCAGTACTAACCATTCATGGCAACGGTTCATTACCCAGAATGGTCAGCGCCGCTGTTAATCAATTTGACCATCACTATATCATCAGCATCTATGTAAATAGAGAGGCGCATGGGGCTGAAGAATCCGAGAATCTATTGGACAGCATATTTACAAAAGTAATGCAGGCTATTCGAGACAACATAAGCGGGACAACATTCACAAACATTGTTGCCGACAGCCGCACCCAGCCATCATTTGCCATCATTGATGGCAAACAATACCGCGTTGAAGAAATCAGCGTGTATACCAGGAGCAATCCAAATGGCTAAACGCAAAGATGCCACCAAGGCACGGACACGATATGAGCAAGTGAGAGAAACAGGACTGACATTTGTAGGACAGAATGGACAGCATATTACCGGCGTTCCAGCACGCAACCTGGAGCCGAATGAATGTTCCAAATTTAGTGCAAAAACAATTGACCGCATGATAGAAAGCGGGCTGTATACCATCGGAGGGACAAAATGAGCGAAGCCAGCTTAACACGATTCCAGGCAGGGATTGAATCAACACCGGGAACGGCCGTTGCCGCCACACGCATTATTTACGTCAAAGAGCCGTCAATGCCGTTCGAGGAAGACAACACTGTCCAATTTGGACAATCCAGGCCGAATTTCATTGCAAATTATGACACAGCACAGACGCACCGGTCAGCCAAGTGGAGCAGCACCATTGATGTGTCATTTGACGACATTCACTTCTGGCTCCAAATGGCTGCAAAAGGCGGCGTAACGCCAACCGGCACAGGCCCATACACTTGGACATTCAACGGGGCAGGCAGCACTGACGACCTGAACACAATGACATTGGAGGCCGCAGATGATGTCATGGCTGTAGAAGTGCCATATATGCTGTGTACAGATTGGGAAATCTCTGGCAGCGACGGCAATGGGCCAGGCATTATTGAAGCAAAAATGAGCTGGCTTGGTCAAAAAATGGAACCGGCTACATTGACATCTGCATTATCTGACCGTGACCTGGCAGGAACATACGCACTGTTCAAGAATGCCAATCTGTATCTGGATGCATCAGCGGGCAATATCGGCACAACTGCGGCTGGAAACATGATGGCTTTCACGTTTAAGGTGAACAACAATATTCAGCCAAACTATCCAG